GGTCGCCGCGGCGGTGCCGAACTTCACGACGGGCGGAGCGGCCTTGGCGTTGCTGCTGGGCATGGCGTGTCCTCCTTAGCTGCTCTGGAAGCCAGAGCCGGTGATGGTCACCTGGTCCCCGCCGGCCGCTGCTCCGGTGGCCGGGGTGAGGCTGGTGACGGCGGGCGGGGGCTTGGCGTAGGTGAACGCGGCGTCCTTGCTGCCGCTCTGGCCGTCCACCGTGACCGACACCGCGACCGCGCCGGACCCCGGCGGGGTCGTGCACGTGATCTCGGTGTCGGACTCGACCTGGACGCCGGTCGCGGCGGCGCCGCCGAACGTGACAACCGGGGTGCCTGGCATCAGGTGTCCCCCTTCTTCTTGCTGGTGGCTGCGGTGAAACCGGACCCGGACACGGTCACCTGGTCACCGCCGGCCGCGCTGCCGCTGGCCGGGGTGAGGCTGGTGATCATGGGGCCGGTTACGGGGCTTTTGGGAGGATCGCCGCCGCCGGGTAGGGCTTGGCGGACTGGCCCGAGCCGACCGGGGTCACGATGGTGAACCCGAACCGGGCCTTGACGCGCATCGCCAGGCTGTCGGTCTCGGGCAGCGACACGCCGCCGATGCTGGCCTGGTCGAGCATCTTGACCGTGATGTCCTGCCTGATCCCGAGGATCAGGTACCGGGGGTCCGCGACGATGGACGACGCCTTGGAGGAGTCCCACGAGCCGTTGCGGACGTACTGGACCGGCACCCCGTAGAGCTGGTCGGCCTGCACGCCGTCCGGGCCTCGCAGCCCCGGCAGGTAGATCGGGTTGCCGTTCTTGTCCCGCAGGCCGCGCAGCTTCGGCTTGAGGCCCAGCGGCGCGAACGTGATCGTGGGATCGAAGTTGTCTCCCTCGATCAGCGCCATCGCCTGGTTGAAGTCCTCGCCGTAATCGATGCCGGTGCCCTCGGTCTCGGTGTGGGCGTTCGCGGCGGCGCCGCCCAGGATGCCGCCGGCCGGGAATGTCGCCGGGGCGCCGACGCCGAAGAACACGGCGGCGTCCAGCGCCTTGCCGATCGCCTCGCCGATGTGGGAGCGGACCTCGCCCCACAGGTTGTAGGACGCGTCGTCGAGCACGTTCTCGGGGATGACGGCGATCGCGGCGATTTCCTCCGCGATCAGGTCCTGGTCGGTCCACTTCATGTTCGTGGTCGGCTTGACCGAGTCGTCGGCTGACAGCCACTGCGCGTCCGGCAGCGTCTGGAGCACGGGCATCTTGTACGTCTTGGTGCCCATGTTCCGCTTGCTGAACGTGGCCAGCGCGGCGGACTGCTGGATCGCGGCCTGGATGATGTCGGGCGCCCACTGGTCCTGGATGAGCGCGGCGGCTTCATCCCTGGTGATCTTCTTCGGGACTGGCATGGTGTCCGTCCTTTACGTGTCGTCACCGGCCCCGGGCGAACGCGCGCAGCAGGTCGTTCGGGTCGTCGCGGGTCGCGGCGGGCTGCGGGCGCGGGCCGAGGTCGGCGTGGTGTACTGCTGGCACGGTGGCCAGCTCGGGGTAAGCGGCGAGCAGGTCATCCACGGCAGCGGTCAGCGCGCCCTCATCGACGGCGCCGTCCTGGCTGACCTCGATGCCGTCGAGGTCCAGGTGCGGCAGCGCCAGCTTCGGGTTGGTGACCCGCCCGGCCATGGCGCGCATCGCCTCGGCGCCGACCAGCCGTGACCTGAACTGGGTGAACGCGTCGGTGCGTCCTTCGTCGCGGGCGGCGGTGAGCGCCTTGTCCTGCTCGGACTGCGTAGCGGCCTGCATGTCGGCGAGCTGCTTGCGCAGCTTGTCGTTCTCGCGTTCGTGCGCGCGGGCTTGCCGCTTGATCTTGGCTAGGTCGTCCTCGCCCTCGGCGGGCTCGGGCGCGCTGCCCTCGGCGGGTAGCGTCGTGCTGCCGCTCTCGGCGGGCGGCGTGCTGTCCGTGCCCTCGGCGGGCGCGGTTTCGGCTCCTGGCAACGGCCTTGGCCTTTCCTTCGGTGCGGATGGTGGTCCCCCCTGCCTCAGCGGCGGGGAAGCGCGTGGTGCGCGGGTCAGGCGCGGGCGGCGGCCGCCATTGCGGCGGCGGCATCGCGGGCCTGGCGGCGGACAGCGGTCAGCAGCAGCCGCGCCGCGTCCCGCTCGCCGGGCGCGGCGGGGAGCGCGGGCGCGGGTGCGACCGAGGGGACGGCGGCGCACCCGCAGTTCAGGTGCGGCGCGTGCCACGGCTTGGCCAGCGGCCGGGCGGGGCGGGCGGCCAGTGACCGGCACAGGGCGCACGAGCCGGGCCGGGCGCGGCGTTCCCAGCCGCGTGCCCACGGCTGGGTGCCGAGCAGCCGGGTCGCCTCCCCGCGCATGGCCGCCTCGCTATGGCCCTGCGCGACGACCGCGCCCCGGCGGCGCACCGCGCCGGCCGCCGTGCCGGGTTCCCAGCCGGCGGCGGCGAGCCGGGCGGCCAGGTCACGGCACGACCCGGACAGCAGCAGCGCGGCGTGGTACTGGCCGGGCGGGGTCACCGCGTACATGCGCCGGTCCGGGATGTGACCGCCGTGCAGCGCTTCCTGGGTCCACCAGGCCAGCAGCAGCCGCGTCTTGGCGACCGCCGCGGCGGTAGTCACCGCTGCCTGTGCCGCGGCCCAGTCCGCCCATTCGGCCAGGCCGGCGTCGTGCTGCGGGGGCGGCCCGGCCGACGACAGCGCCAGGACGTACAGGCGGGCGCGGAGCGCGGCGAGCTGCGCCCGCCACAGGTGCTCAGCCGGCGCCGCTGCCAGCATCCGCGCCCGCGCCGACGTTGACCCGGACCCGGCCGTCCGCGCCGATCCTGACTCCCGGCGGCCCGGCCTGCCCGTAGGACATGCCGGTGCCGGCGTCGGTCACGATGCCGGCGTCCTGCTCGGCCTCGGCCCGCGCCAGAGCCTCCCACCGCTCGACATCCTGCGGCGAGGCGCCCCACCGTTCCCACAGCACCTGACGCGGAACGCCGAGCGTGGACATCTTGAGCAGCGCGTCGACCAGCTCGCCTTCCGACCGGGCCTCGACCTGCCGCCACGAGATTTCCATCTGCTCGTCGCGGGCCAGCGCGGCATCCCCGGCGGCGCGCGCGGCGAGGCGGATGACCGTCTCCCAGCTCTCGCCGTAGTTCTGCTGCCGGTCGGTGACCTTGCGGCTCAGCCCGTACTCACTCGCCCGCAGCGACTCCCCGGACGGGAACACGCCCATGCCCGCCATCAGGTAGTGCGGCGGTGTGCGGCTCTGCGTGCTGAGCGCCTGGACGTCCTGGATCACGGACTGCTGGAGGTCGCCGGTGGTCGCGGCGGGGAACTGCCCGAACTTGGTGTCCGGGTCGGCGGCGGTCCACAGCCTGTCCACCGCCGTGTCGTAGGGCTGGCGCGGCTCGCCGTCCTCCCCTTCCTCCAGGTCCAGGCCGACCACCCAGCGTTGCGGCGCCGCCTGGAATTCCTGGGTCAGGAGGCGGTGGAAGATGGTGCGGTTGATCCGGTCCTGGATCGGCAGGATGCCGCTCATCTCCGACTCATAGCCGCCCAGCAGGTCCGGGCGGTTCCGGAACGCGACGAACGGCACCTGGCCGAGCGGGTTACGCAGGACCGGCCCGCCGTCGTCGCCGTCGTCTCTGGGCACCCACCGGATACCGGACAGCGGCTCGGACACGTCCTGCCGCGGCTGCCACACCGAGTCGCGCGGCACGGGCGCCCCTGACTGGAACCGGTACACCGCCTGCGGCGTGTACAGGGTGCACAGCAGCCGGGGTGACCGCATCCGCGCGTCCTGGAGCGGCATGGATTCCTGCCAGACCTTGACCGCCGCGACCGGATCGCCCGTCACGACGTCGTAGCGGACATGGACCTGGAGCGGCGACTCCGGGGTGATCCGGGGCCACACCTTGCCCGGCCATACCCCGGCGTAGCAGACGCCGAGCTTGAGCGCCTCGGTGTGCACCAGCGCGGAGCGGGCGTCCATCTTGTTGCACTGCCACCACCGCCACGCGCGATCATCGAAATCGGGGCTGCCCGACGCGCGTATCCCTTCCACCGACAGGCGTTCCGCGACCACGTCCACGACCAGCGCGCACCAGTTGCTGACGCTCTCGGCCAGCAGCTCACGGTGCTTGGCGGTCAGCCGGGCCGGCTCGCACGGCAAGGGATGGTCCCCGTCGTAGTAGCGGCCCAGCCGGATCAGCTCCGGCCGCAGGTCGCCCAGCTCGGCGGCCAGCTCCCGCGCCACGGCGGCGGCGTCGTCCAGGTCGAGCAACGCTGTTCCCCCTGTCTCAGAATCCTTGACCGGTGCGCTTGCGGGCGGGCTGCTGGCCGCGCAGCCGCCACCCCCCGGCCGCGAGCGCCGCCGCGACTACCCCGTCGATCCGCTTGCCCGCCGTGTTCCGGGCGGGCTTGACCGGCCGGATCAGGTTCGGGTCCAGGTGGGAGCGGACGGTCTCGCAGTTATCGAAGCACCAGCGCGCGACCGGGCTTGCGTGGTGGGCGATACCGCTCATCTTGACCAGCGCCATCAGCTCGTTCATGGGACCGGTCATGCCGGTGTAAGTGGGCTCGTTCGCGACCATCGGGACGCGGCCCATCAGCCGCTCCAGGGACTGCCGCACGTACTCGCCGGACCACTTGTCGTAGCAGACCTCGCGGGTCTTATACGGCTTGAGCTCGGCGGCGACTTCCTCGCACAGGTCCTGGTAGTCGATGACCGCGCCCGGCACCAGGGTCAGCCACCCGCCGCGCGCCCACGCCGACGCGGCCCCGGACGTGACCTCGTCCAGCGCGGGCAGCGCGTCCTCGGGCAGCCAGAACCGCCACAGCAGGTCCGCCGGCTCCCCGTCCGGCGCCGGGACCAGCACCGCCAGCGAGGTCAGGTCGTGCCGGGCGGACAGGTCCATGCCCGCCCACGCCTCCCGCCCCGCCAGCGGCTTCACCCGCCAGTCCGGGCGCGGCCACGGCTCGCCGCCGCACCCGTCCCACAGCGCCATCGGCATCCACCGGGTGGACATCGACACCCACTGGTTGAGCCTGAACTGGCGGAACGCGTTCTCCTTGGAAGGGTCGTTGCGGGCTTCCAGCGCCTCGTCACGCAGCGCCTGACGGCTGAGGAAGTCGCCGAGGGCGGGGTTGGCGGCCTTCCACCCTTTCTCGTTCCACGGGTCGGCGTCCGGCGCGAGACCTCGTATGTACACGTACCGGTGCCGGGCGCGTTCGGGGTCGTCGGCTATCCGCTGGCACTCGGCGTGCTCGGCCGCGGCGAAGCTCGTGGCGTCAGCGCCGGCGGTGGTCGCGGCGAGCATCATCGGCTGAGCCCGCGCGCCCATCGCGGTGCGCATCGCGTCCCACAGGCGGCCGTCTTTCTGGGAGATGACCTCGTCCATGATGACCGCGCTGGGGTTGTAGCCCAGGTTCCCCGCCGCGTCCCTGGCCACCACCGTGTAGAACGAGGCTGTCCGGTCATCGACGATGCGCCGCTCGTGCGAGCGGACTTTCAGCCGCCGCGCCAGCACCGGGGAGAGCTGGGCCATCCGGGCGGCGACGTCCCACACGATGCGGGCCTGGTCACGGTCAGCGGCCACCCCGTACACCTCGCCGGACTCCTCCCCGTCCCAGCCCAGGAAGTACAGCGCGCACCCGGCGAGCAGTTCCGACTTGCCGTTCTTGCGGGCGACCTCGATCCACGCCATCCGGTACCGGCGCACGAACCGGCCCCGCTCCGGATCCCAGGCGACTTCGCCGAACAGCGGCTCGATGATGTCGCGCCGCTGCCACGGCGTCAGGACGAACGGGCGGCGCGCCCACTCGCCCTTGGTGTGGACAAGGACATGCTCGAAGAACGCGGTCGTGTGCGCCGTCCGCGTCGCGCAGCGGTGATCACCTCGCTTGCGGCACACCGGCAGCGCCGGATGCTGGAACCTGGTCAGGCTGGCCGCGTCGCACGGCGGCGGCCCGGCCGCCGCCCTGCGGGCCATCAGCCGCGCGCCCCCACCCGCCCGCACCGCCGGCACAGCCGCTCCGTCACCCAGTCCGCATGCTCGCGCGGATCGCGGGCCGGAGCGTAAGTGATCACGACCGGATCGTGCGAGCCGGCCAGGAGGCACACGACGCCCAGCCGGGCGGCCTTGCGGCGCAGCCACCGCACCCGGACAGGCTGGCTCATCCGAACAGGTCCCGGACGTCGGCGAGCGTGCCCCGCTCCGGTTCCGGCCCTGCCGCCGCGAGGCCCGCGCGCAGCGACGCGCGGGCAGACGGGGTCAGGCCCAGCTCGCGGCCGAACACGATCATCCGGTGCGCGGCCTCGGAGGCGACCTTGAACAGCGGGTTCAGCGCGGGGTTCCCGTTCGCGTCCTTGACCAGGATGCCGGTCTTGCTGATCGCGGTGTTGGCCGTGTGGTGCCGGTCAGCCCACACGCAGAACGCCACGATCACGTCGTGGTCGGCGCGGAACCACAGGTGCATGTGGCCCAGTTCCTCGGCCAGCCGGTCCCACACGGCGCGCTGCCCGGCGGTCAGGTCCGGCGGGGGCACCGGCCCGGCCTGCGCCGGGACCGGCTCGTCCTCGTTGATGCGGCGGGTCTCGACACCATGCAGCCGCTTGACAGCTGTAGGGCGCGAGCGGGTACCTCCGCCCTGCGGTCGGGTCATCGTCTCTCCCTGGAGTAGCCTGTGCCGCGTGACACTGGCCTCCTGCCATTGCCTTTGCGGCTACGCCCATCCGGCACAGGCCGGCATCTGCGATGTCTTCCGGCCCGTGACGGCCGTCCGCAGAGCCGGCCGGGACATCCCGGTGTGCCAGCCGTGCGCCGCCGCGCAGGCCGCCTTCACCTGCCCGCGCTGCTCCCGCACCAGCCACCATCCCGAGGACCTGCGGCAGGGCTACTGCGGCGCGTGCCACGACTGGACCGGCGACGCCGCCCGCGTCGCGGTCACCGAGCTGCTGAACACAGCCACATGACGGCGCGCGAAAAAGCCTGACCGGCGGTTTGCCGCACTGGCCCGGCCGGCGCAGGCCCCCCACCCCCTTGCAGGTCAGGACACACGCGAGAAGGTCATGCCGTGCACGCCCGGTGGGCAGGCCGGATGCTCCCCGCGTCGAGCACAGCGACCAGCCCGGCAGGCGTGATCATCGCCCCGCAGATCGAGCAGCGCCCTTCCGCGTGCTCGAACGCGAGACGCAGCGCGGGGGCGACGGGCCGAAGCCGGCCGGACTCGTCGGCTACCAGGATCAGCTCGCGCGTGATTGCGTCCCTGATCTCGATCATGACCGTCCTCGGCTAGCAGTAGATGGAGCGGGCGGCTGGCGGCTTAACAGGACTGGGCTGCCTCGGCCGGCTTCCAGGTTGCCAGCGTGTCACCCTGCGCGGACAGCACCTCTACCTTGAACGTGCCGATCCCGACGTTCTGCCCGCATCCGATAGAAGCGGACACGGCGCGTGCGATCGTCTCAGCTTCGGGCTCGTTCTCGGCCTTGTGGTACAGGTCCGTCTTTACGGTGATCTCGCCCCCGCTCACCGCGTAGCCGGTGATCGACTGGCACCGCGACTGAGTCTCGGCATCACCGGACATGTCGCAGTAATACTCCTTAATCCGGTCGGCGACCTTCTGCGCCGCGCCGCTCCCGCCTCCGGGCGTGCTCGCGGCCGGGCCGGGCGCGGACGACGACGAGCAGCCCGCTAGCACCAGCGCCACAGCGGCCCCTGCCGCCACGATGATCATCCTGAACACGCCTGT